ATGACCAAAGCCCTGAAGCAGTCTAATGCGCGGTTCCGAAAGAAAAATGGCAGCCTACGCGCAGGTGCTACACAAGCAAAAATCATGTCCTACGCTCACAAACTACGGAGGAAGATGTGATGAAGCGAACAACTCGGATCCGTACTCTAAGGGGAACCATTAATTTACCAGCACGCGGAGGTGGCGATCCACTTAATTCTGCTCGGCGAAACCTAATTCTTGATGATGGTCGAATCAATGTTGGATACAAAGTTGTTGAATTCAAGGTGTTCTCGAACGACATGACTGGCGGAGCATTGAACGCTTTTGCATTTCAATGCCATCTTGCAATGGGTTTAGACATTACTTCCGCTCTTCCCTCGGCTGCAGATAACCGAGAAATTGCTTGGGCATGTTACAATACTGGTTCTGGAGAGTCTCCATCATACTTTGATCTTGTAGATCCGGATCATATTGTTGTCCGAGATTTGTATTTGATTCTTCCAGCAGCAGATAATACCATTGCGTCAAGCATATCATACTACATTATGCTTGAAGAATATGAAATTAGTGACCAAGAAGCAATCATCTCAATCATCAAAGAAGAAAGTCAAGATGTTGACAACTGATTCTTTAGAGCTGCAGCAAGCACAACATCATCAGTTCGATGAAGAAGGGCAGCGATTAACTGCCTTGTAGGTATGTCTGCGAGGCTAAATTCCTCTTTTTCTGCCAAGTATTTGTTGACGGCCTTCTCAACTGTCATCGATTGGTTGCGTTGAGTCTTCAATTTGATGATCGTCTTGACGTCGAGGCTGAAAGTTTTGGTCATTCGCATTCTAAATTCACCTGCCAGTCTGGACCCCAGTATTGAACCGGGGAAATATAGCCGTGTTCGCATGTTTCTGGTTCAAACAGTTGTTGGTTGACACCATCTTCCCATCCGTCCAGGTATTGTTTGAGCAATTCATCGGAAAGAAACCATCGACAAAACCTGCGGATCATTGTTTCACCCCACAATGGCGACAATTAGCAACGAAAAAGAAGTTGTAATGGCACATTCTTGGTGATTGTGGAGGGTGATTTGCACTTGGCGGGCAGTAAAATGGGGCTTTGCATGAGGTACATTCGACGCACATATTAACGCCCATGGGGTTTTAGTTAATTAACTAACCTATGGAAGGGCTACGAGGACCGGTTGGATGGGGTACTGCGTACCCACAACACCGCCACGACCGGCATGGATTAAGGGTGGAACGCTTTCTACTACTACTAATAACCTCCTTGGGATAACCCTACACCATGGCAAGAACTGATTCTTTCTTTATCCGAGCAACCGCACCCACTGATGGAACTAACTTTGCGCAAACTGCAATTGACCTTGGATCGTATGTTGATGCTCTGGGCAAATCTGTCCTTCGCATCCACAACATCTCCGTTCAATATGGGGACCCATTGGAATCCTACGCAGGTGCAGTCGACACATCCGGTAGCATGTATTTTCAATTGACCACACAACAGCAAACTCAAGTCGTAGGTATTGCTAACCGCTCCGTCATCGCATCGGGTAGTCTTGCCATTGCTACAGGTCCTGCCATCGTCGAGATGATGGACTCCAGCCTTGATGTCGGCCCACAACACTGGACTGATGGCTACTTGGTGGCTGTTGAGCAATTGTACCTTGGTGTGGATCAAACCTTTGCTTTTGGAAACGCTGTTTCAATTGTTCTGGAATGCACTGTGGAGACTATGACTCAGGCTGCAGCAATGGCTCTTGCATTGAGCCAGCAATGAGGTGGTTTACCTGCCTACTGATGCTGAGAGAGCCGCCGCCCTACGGGCCGCCGCTGACTACCTCGTACAAACCGGCGTAGCCTTGACTCCTCTGCCTGCTGTCCTAAAGCCCGCCGCATCCCAAGTCGCGCCTACAGTTGTTGAAAACCTTGCACTCGAGGTCGCTAAGATTTTGGCTTCTGGAGGAAACCCCACCGTACCAAAACCACGCAAGAAGCGTAAGGACCCCAAGATGACCAAAGCCCTGAAGCAGTCTAATGCGCGGTTCCGAAAGAAAAATGGCAGCCTACGCGCAGGTGCTACACAAGCAAAAATCATGTCCTACGCTCACAAACTACGGAGGAAGATGTGATGA